TGTATCCGGGCGTGGAGATCAGCGTGTCGTCGCCGATCAGGCCGGGCGGAATGTCGAGAACGAGCTTCATACGTCGCCCGTGTTTGTAGAGGGATAAGAGCGGCCTGGACCCCACAGAACGCGTACTGCACCGCCGCCCGAAACGCCGCTGGTCCCAGCGCCGCCGCCGGAAACGCCGCCATTGGGGGAGTTTCCAGAGCTAGTGCCGCCTGATCCGGGCTTTGAACCGGAGTTGTCACCGGCTATTTGAGCGGCGCCTGTGGCTCCAATACCAAGCAGTCCGACGCCCGCGCCGCCCCATCCGCCAGCGCCGCCGCCAGCGCCGCCGCTACTAGCAGCGGCGGCTTGGCCGTTAAGGCCGAAGTATTCCGCGCCGTCGCCGCCGTTGCCAGCGTAACCGGCGCAACCGCCGCCGCCGCCCGGGCCGCCCAAGCCATCTCCATAACCGCCGTCACCGCCAGTATAAGCCGCATAGGCTTGTGTCAGGTCAGCATAAGCGGTGTTGACCAAACCAGTGCCGCCCGGCCACCAGGTCGGAGACGCATCGACGCCGCCGCCGGTCCCGCCCTCGCCCCACATGAGAGGCGTAGCGCCTCTATAGATAGAAGACATCCCGCCGTTGGCCCCAACGCCGTTAAGTCCGGTCGGCGAGGTTTGAGCGGCACCGGCAATGACGGTCAGCGTTTCGCCCGGCGTGACAATCAGACAGCCCCAAGCCAAGCCCCCACCGCCGCCGGCGCCGATACGGTTGCCGCCAGAAACGTTACCGCTTGCGCCAGCACCGCCCGCGCCAATGACCAGACCCCAAAGCCGGGTCACGCCATCGGGCACGACGAAATAATAGGTGCCGGGCGTGGTCCATGCTTGTTGCCCGACAGGCTCCGCCCCCCCCGGCATGAAGGGCAACATGAAGGGCAGCATCAGCTAGGAGCCTTCACGAGGCTGCATTCGATGTAGGTGGAGGAGCGGACCTTGTAGTGAACGCTGTCCACTGCACTTGCCGTGGTCGTCAGCGTCTTGAGGCCGCCCGAGAACTTGTAGGCGCTGTTGAAGGTCGCGGTTCTTGACCCCGTGCCGTCCTGAATGAAATAGATCGTCCCCGACTGCCCGACCTTGGTGTTCGTCGGGGCTGCGATGGTCCGGTTGCCGCCCAAGGTGACTTGAGCGTTGATGAAGGTGGACATGTCCGGCGTGATGGTCGCGCCGTCCGTAATCGTGACGATGGCCAGCGACGACCACGCGCCGTTCGTGGCCACATGGGCGTCCTGCGAATTGGACTGGATCACCGCAGCAGCCGCGCGGCTGGCGATCTTCTCTGCCGCCGCGTCCAGAGCCGTGACATTGCTGTTGGTGGTGGTCAGGGCGGACGCATCCGCCTTCAACGCCAGCGCCGCGCTCAACCCCGACACGTCAGACGTGGTGATGGCTTGCCATGAGGCCTGAGACCCGTCTGTGGACACGAACTTGCCCGCATTACCCGTCTGATCTGGCAGGGCCGTGGAGAAGGCCCGCGCGTCCACATAGGCCTTGTTGGTCAGGTGGTAGGTTTCAGTCGGCGTCCCCGACGATTTCGGGATGGTCGCGCCGAAGTCGGAGAAGACAGACTGATAGACCGCCGTCCCATTCGTCCGCACCGACGCGACGTTGCCGCTCTTGACGGTGACTGAGTTGGACCCGTTGGTAACCACCACATCGCCGCTCGATGCGTCGATCCAGTACCAGCCCTCAACCGAGGGGATCGTGACCGTGATCGCAGCCGTGGCGCGGATCATGACCTTGCGGGCCTGATCGGTCGCGCCGTTGACCGACGACAGGACGGTGCTGGTCGCCAGCTCAACCCATCCACCCAGAGAGTCGTCAATGAGCTGGATCGCCGCGTTCAGCGTAATGCCCCAGGTATTGGGGCGGGTGCCGGGTTCAATCAGTGTGATCCGGCGGCGGGTCGTATAGGCGTCGCTCATAGGGCGTTCCCCGCTGCGTCGTACCAGTCCGTCCCGTCAGAGGTGGCGACCCCGAAGGTTCCGGCCCCGTCAATGTCGGTGACGATGATCTGGCGATGTTTCCAAGAGTTGGGATTGGGCAGGCCCGCCACGTCGGGGACCTGCTTGAGCGGGATCGACAACAATCCGTCGAAGGCCCGCTGAACCTGATTGGCGAAGTTTAGAACCGGGCCGACGAGGCCGGAAAAGGCGAGCTTCACGGCCCGACCCATCGTCGGGACTGAAGTTGCAGAACCGGATCGACCGAGAGCGTGGTCAAAGACCGCGAGCGACCCTCTTTGAGATTCACTTCCTGAATCGCCGCCTCAAGCCGGGCAGACCAGATGCCAAGGGCTTCCGTGTCCCGCTCATAGGGCGCGGCCTCTACAAGCGTGGCGAACAGGTACACGTCGGGATGATTGGTCAGCAGCCAGTTCGTCGGCTCCGCATCCGACAAGGCGAACGCCTTGAGGTAGCGCAGCGTCAGGCTCAACGCCTCGGAAGAGGGGCGTTCAAAAGCGATGTTTTCGCCCGTGATCGTCCAGTAGTGAATGGTCCCAGCGGCCGTCTCGTCGGGCATCTGAACCGGGTCGAGATAGCGCAGCTCGCGCCGTTCCGTCGCGTCATCGGCCCAAAGGCCCATCGGCTCGATATAGCCGGTCGGAAGCGCCACAGACTGCGCGCCCGACGAAACCGAAAGCGTGGCCTCAGTCTCCATCACCCTGAGCTTCAGCCGACGATTCAGGCGGCTTTCGGCCAGGGTGATGAAGTCGGGAATCCTCGCCGTCAGGTCGGAGCGGTTCAGCCACCCCGCGACGGCTGACTGAAGCTCGGAATAGGTGGAGATCATCTAGCCGTTGCCTACTGTCGTCATTCGCTCGCCTCTCCCGCCATGCACGGCCCCAACTCGGCTAGCATCGTCTCCCGATCACCCCAGCGCAGACAGACGTTGGCCGCGCCCACGATGTTGGTCGCCGTCGTATTGGTCGAATAGACGTAGGCCGCCTGAACCGGAAGGACCGTACCGGCGTTCTCGCCGGTAAAGGTCACAGCGGTGGGCTGCCCCGGAAAGCGCACGGCGACATTCCCGGCCCCGCCGACATAAAGCGAGCGGCAACTGACCGTCAGCGGCGTGGAGTCAGAGGGGGTCACGACCGCAGCGGAGGCCGCCGGGCGGGTTTCTGTGTTGTTCATGGCGTTGTCCCTAAGGAGGCAGGCCTGCGCCCCCTCGCGGGATGACGCTTGGCTCTAGGTGATGTGCCGCCAAGACCGGCGGTTGATGATGTCCCAGACCTGTGTGGTCGAGATGCCGTACCGTTCAGCATGCTGGCGCAGCGGGCGGCCTATGCGGCGGATTTCCCGCACGTCTGCCTCGGTGAGCTTCGCGCATCCATGATCCGCGCCGCGCGAGACGCCGTAGCGGTGGCGCTTCTTGGCCATCTTGTCGGCGGTGTTCATTAGGTAGTCGCCCTTGAACAGATGCTCCGGGCGGACGCAGGAGGGGTTATCGCAACGGTGACAGATGTGGTCCGCCGAGGTGATCGGCCCGAAATGGACCTCCCACGAGATGCGGTGAGCCAGAACTGGTGTGTTTTTGACGTTCAGACGGCCATAGCCGTTGATGTCGCGGGAGCCTATCCACTCCCAGCACCCGTCGCCCCGCTCGCCAACGTAGGCGTTAAAGCGTTCAGCGAGAGAGAGGCCGTGGAGCTGGGTCTGCCGAACCACGAGGGGGTCGCCGTACTTGGCCCACCTCCTGTAGTGACCGGCGCAATAACCTCTCGCAGCGTGGGGTTTGCCACAGTCGGCGACGGTGCAGACGGGAGGGAGCTTGAGGGGAGCGTTCATAGCCCCCCTCTTACCCCATTTTTAGGCTAGCCGTCTAGCCCTTTAGGCAGTCCCAGACAGGCGAGTGGCCAATCTGGGGTCTATGGCTTTAACTCCGTATAGCACATCCAAACGGAAGTTCGACTTGTCGTTCGTGCCGTCATAGGTCGGGATCAGACGAACGCTGGTTCCCTTGTACGACTTGCGGGACACGTCGATGGCGCCCGGAGGCGAGATCAGCGGGACCATCGCTAGCGCGAACGCATTCTTGTGGAACACGAGGTTTTGACGATAGCCGGTGCCGCCGGTACCCAGAACGGTGATTGCAGCGTTGTCCGCCGGGGCCGCCGAGACGTTCTGGAACGCGCCAGAGGCGATGATCGCCGGGTAGATGGTCAGCGTGGCCGGGCCGGTGGAGGCGCCGGAGTTCGCGTCAGCGGTTACGGTGAACTGCTTCAGGAACGGCAGGGTCGCTTTCGTCACCGGGTTGACGGCAAAGACGTTGGCGATGGTGATGACATCGCCAGCCTTCAGGATTCCCGTGGTCGAGTTCGTCCAACCGTCCGTGATCAGGCTTTGGGTGAAGTCGCCGTCTTTCACCGAGGCGTAGGTCACATTCTGGGCCGCGCCGTTGACCAGCGGAGTGCCGGTCGCCACGCCCACGGTGTGAGTCGGCACGTTCTGCGCCATGTAGGTGTCCACACCGCCGATCATGCCCAGCGAGCCGTTGCGGTAGGCGCCCTTGGCCGCGTCCTGAATGTACAGGCTGGTTTGGGAGCCCAGCAGACCCCAATGGTCCTGCGGCGACAGGACGGCCGACCGGCCGTTGCTGGGAACGGCGTATTCGTCCAGACGCTCGGGGGCCTTGGCGAAGTCCGAGTAGCTGTTGACCACCTGCCCCGGCGTACCGACCCAGCTCGGGACGCGCTGATACAGCGCCATCAGGTCGCGGTCGATCTGGTTGGCGAGCTGGACCATCGCGGGCTTGATGACCCGTTCGGACAGTTCGCCGATGCTCAGGGTCAGCTCTTTCGACGTGAAGCCGAAGTCGATGCCCTTTTGCTTGTCAACCGACAGCGCGACCTTGCCTTCGGTCACGTCCTGGTTGGAAGCCGTGGCGCCGTCACGAACGGTGAAGTCCGTGGGGCGACGCATCGAAACGGTGTCGCCCTTTTCGTAGCCGTTGATCGTATTGGTGAACTCGCTTTCGAGGCCGCGATAGACCTGTTTGGCCATCACCAGCTCGTTGTCGAGGATCGCCACCGCCGCAGTGGCGATGGTGTCGATAGTCAGGACCGAGTTAGACATTGAAAAAGTTCCATCTAAGGGAGGGCCAGCGCTTCACAGCGCGGGTGTTCCGGGGTTTCAGTAGCCCAGGTGCTTCGCCATTTCGGACGGACTCATTTGCTCGGTGGCTTTGCCTCCGGCGCTTCCTCCGCCCAGCGTTGCTGCCGGGCTTCCAGCCTGAGCCGCCTTCATCGTGGCGGCCTTACGCTGGCGTTCGATGAACTTCTTGCCGATGTCCGCGAAGTGCAGCAGCTCGTACTCGGAGGCCGAGACAACACCCTTGAAGGCGTCGGCGTCGATGCCTGACGAGACAGCGAATTGCTCCAGCTCCGTGCGGCGCTGATCGGTGAAGTTCGGCACCCTCGCGCCCGCTTCTGACAGGGCCTTCTCGCGCAGCTTGGCGGTCTGTTCGCTGCTGACGCGTTCCTGTTCCTGAGCGTGGGCGGTGAGGGCATTGGCGAGCGTCGCGCGTTCGTTCTGGAGGTTGGCGAGCGCCCGGTTTCCGTTGGCGATCTGCTCAGGGGTCCAGCCCGTGATATCAGCCGCCTCCAGATTTCGGATGTCGCGGTCCAGCGATGCGATCTTTACGTTCGCCTCGAATACAACCTGATCCCGTTTGGCGATGCTGGCGTGTTGCTCTCGCTCGGTCTCAAGGGCTTTGCGCTGTTCAGCGAGGTCCATAGTCTTGCGACGGTAATCCTGATCTCGCAGGAAGGCGTCTCGCCACTTGGGAGGGAGCTTCAGCTTCTCCCCCTCGTATTCGACCTCAACCTCATCTTCGGGCTTGGCTTCGGTCTCTCCGAGAGCTTCCCGTGTAAGGGCGTCGATATCCTCACTGTCCCCGGCTTGGTTTTGAGCTTCCGTCTGCGACGCCTCGGTTTTCGCCTGCTCTACAGCATCGACGAGCGTGACCGGGCCTTCGTCAGCCGGATTGGCTGCCGTTACGTCTGTCATTCCTGTTCCTGTGGTGGTTAGGCGGCGAGTCCTGACGGCTCCGGCGCTCCGCCGGTTGGCCCAGTCTGCCCTTCCCCTTGAGGAAGCTCGTTCGGAACCATCAGGTCCCGCATGGTCTGAAGCACGATCATCTGCACGGCCTCGGGCGTCATCGCGCCCTGAACAGCCGTCATCCGGTCGGTTTCAGCCTTGTATTGGTCCACGCCGATCTTGGCGCGGTCGATAGCGTTCTTGTCTTCGGCCTGCGCGAGGCGCTGCTGAAGCACCTGAAGGGCCTGCGCCATCTGCTGCATGTCCTGCTGGACGTTCGGCGGAATACCGCCTTGCTCATCGCGCAGTTGCGGCGGGAGCATCTTCTCAAGCCGCTTGGCGATCTCGTCCGCACCGGGCCAGTCGAGGTTCTTGGCCAACAGGTCGCCGATGAGGGGAGCCGCGTCCGGGTAGGCCCGGATAAGCTCGATCATCTGGGTAGCCGCCTCTTCCCTGCGGGTCGTGAAGCCCGGCCCGGCGGTGACGGTAAGGTCGTACCGGCCCACGCGAAGGTCGTGCATCCGTATGATGGCGTCGCCGTTGTCGTTAGCGACCTCGTATTCCTGTTTGATCTGCCGATCCTCAGGCGTTCCGTCCTCGCCCATGATCCTGATGATGCGGGCCGTCGAATAGACCTTCGGGATCAGGTCGAGAATGATCCGCCCGGTATGACGAATGGCGCGGGTCAGGTTGTCGATGAAGTGGAACGTCGAAACGTCCCCTTCCCGCTGCCGGGCCATGATCGCCTTGCCCGATGTCTCATTGCTCTTGGCGCCAAGAGAGGCGTCATAGATGCCCGTGACAGCCTTGATGTCGTCAGAGGCGTTCAGGGCCTCTTGCAACGCCCCGGCAGGCACACCCGCGAACGGCTGGCGCTGTGGGGCCTCTGCGCCGTCGTACTCGATGTACGAGTGATTGGCGGTGTTGGCGGTCGCCCATTTGGACACATCGGTCTCAAACGCGCCCTTGCGTCCGATGAACGGCGCCTTCGGGGCCAGCGCGACCAACTCCGTAGCCATCGTGCGCCAGTAGTTGTTCATCCGTGACGAGTCCTTGGCGTCGCGGATCAGAGATCGAAGGTAGCGAACACCCTTCAGGTTCACCTCATCCCCGTACACAGGGACAATCGGAATATAGGTTCCGGGCCATTCGGTCGTTTCCAGAACTTCGACCGCCGTCAGCAGGTATTGCGTGACCTTGTAACAGTCGATCACGCGAGGGAGGGTGACGACCTCCCAACCTTCGGTCTGGCCCTCCTTGACCAGCTTTTCCCACTCTTCCGCGACCATGACGACAGGCTCGCCGTCCGGCTTCTGGACGCCGATGATGCGCTTCTGCGCCCTCTCGCGCTTCCAGTATTCCGCGACCCTGACGCTGTCTTCGGTGACCCAGCCCGTCGTCGTCTGGTACGCATCCGACGAGAAGTCTGTCTCGGCGGCGTTCGGGAACCGCTTCTTGAACGTAGCGTGCGGCATGTCGTCGATGACAAAGCACACGTTCCAGTCAGACGAGTCCGCAGCTGTCGAATCCGGGTCGCCGAACACCGCGAACTGGTTGGCGATCCGCTCAATGGCGATGTCTTGTTCAAACACCTCCGGCCCCAAGGCAGACAGGTCCGCATCCGCAGGGAACTCGTTCGTGTAGCGAAGGTTGACCCGCCAGTAGCCGAAGCCCCCCGACACCGCCTGATCAACGCCCGTGTCATAGGCCACGTCGGCGTTAGAGGCCTGTTCGATATTGCGGATCAGGCCCGAGATGACCTCGGCAGTCTCAGGATCAGCCTTCGAGTCGGCGGGAAGAACCTTGATCGAAGGGCGGTTCTGCCGGGCGTCATTGACCACCTGACGGATGATCGGCCCCAGCTTGTTAATTGTCAGGACCGGGCGGCGATCAAGCTCCCTTTGCTTCCTGATATTCTCCGGCCATTGCTCCGAGAGGCGAGCAAAGCGAATGTCCGACTCGGCCTCGCGGCGGTTCAGGCTCTCGCGGTCTTCACACCGACCAAAGACCTCTATCGCCTCGGAGAGAATGGGGTCGTCTTTCTTCATCCCATCCAAGCTCCCGGTCCTGAAGGCGCGTATCTGGGCGCGGCTCGCTTCTGCTGCGGTTCTTCGTAGGCGACGCACATCAGGCCGAAGGCGTCGGCAGGGTCAGACGCCCAATCGTGCATCGGCCCCAGACCGACGTTTCGTTTCTCGTCGCGCCGCTCGTGATAGGCTGCCAGCGCCTTCAGGCCGGGCGCCACCTCCGGCGTGTCGTTGAACCAGATCGACGGGAACAGCCGCCTTGCCGCCTCAACGCGCTCCAGCGCCGCTCCCTTGCCTTGGTTTGGAATTGTGCGGACATCGAAGCCCGCCGCCCTGAGTATCTCTTCAGCGGACCCGACCGCAGTAAGCCGCTGTTGCGCCCCGTCATGGGGAAGTTCCTGTATCGCATCGCCCCAGCCCCGGTTGCGAAGCTGTTCGATGTAGTAGGCCATCGGCTGCGAGCGGCCCTCGATGTAGTCGAGAACCCGAACTTCGCGCCCGACGAACTGGCAGACCCAAATCGCGGTTGCGTCCCGATAGCCCAAATCCCAAAAGCATCGGACCTTGAGAACCGGGTCTTTCGCCAGCGTCGTGATGCGGCCTTCTTCGCGGGCCTTGGCGAGCTGCGCGGCGTAGTAGGCGCCCTCTACGGCTTGAACGTATTCACCGCCCCAGACGTGCGCGGCGGTCGCGGGGTCAACCCGATAGTCGTTTTCCATCTCCGTCTGAAGCGGCGTACCGGCAAACCACGGGTTGTCCTTGTAGCTGACCTCTTTGACGACACTGTTTGGCGGCGGCCCGGCGGGACCCCGGAACAGCCGGTCAATCGGGTCGTGGTCGAACTCCGGGTTCCACGTCCAGATCATCCGCGAACCGGGCTTGCGCATGGTCGGGCGGATCAGGCGAATGGACCGGGCGGAGAACCTGTTGGCTTCCTCGCCCCAGAGAACGTCAGCCCCTTCGAGCGACTTCAGCGCATCCGGGTTGCGCCAGACCCCCTTGTAAACGAACTTGCCGCCGTTCTTGGCGCGGGTCTCATCCTTCAGGGCCTCGAAGTGATCCTCCAGACCGTAGTCGGCGATCTTGTCTTCGATGAGCTGCTTTACCGAGTCCCGCAGGCTTTCCTGTATCTCGCGGGCGCAGACCACCCTCAGCGGGTTTTGTGCGGCCTGTATGACCAAGGCCCCGGCCACAGAGTGTGACTTCGCGCCGCCGCGCCCCCCGAAATACGCCGCGTCCCGCCAGTCCGTCCGAAACAGGTCTTGAAAGGCCCTTGGGATTTGGACGTTAGACAAACTCGACCTTCAGTGCGGTCTTGATCGGCTCGTCACCCTCACCGCCGCCGACGTGGGCGATCTTGTCGCCGTACTTCTTGGGGGCCAGCTTTCCCGCCTGCCACTTGACGACATCGACCTGAAGCCGAGCGACCGCTACCGTCTCCGGCGTGGCCTTGGTGGCGATCTCCCAAGCCTCCTCAAACTTGTAATCGGCCTGATCTTCTCGGGCTCGCGCGTATTGCCGCCGAAACTCCTCGTTCCAATCCTCATTCCCAGCAAGCCACCGGCGCACCGTGGTCTCTGAGGGCATGAAGTCGTCGCGTCCGGCGCCGGTGATTGAGCGCAGGCTTTCGCCCTTCGCCAGCCTCTCGCAAATCTCGTTGGCGATCTCTGGGGTGAAGTCGCTAGGGCGTCCTCCTGCCATTGCGATCTCCCGGCTGCTGTGCGACTCTCTCGCTTATGAGAGATTGGCTTCTCGACCGGCTCGTAGTCATC